CCCGCATTTGCTGCAACTCAGTATTTGCAGCATTGAACCGCTCCTGTTTCCGGGCTGCATAGCTGGCCCTGCTTGCCTCGCTCCGCCCGAACCCATGCACGCTTGTCCGGGCGCTGTCCACGCGGCCAGCGGTGCGGGAAACAAAGTCGGCCAGCTCTACCCGGGCAGCACGGAGCTTGACCGCGCTGGCGGTGGTATCAGCCCCGGCGGCGTCTTCGGCCAGATACCGGCGCTTGTACTTGCGGACGGCCCGCTCCCGGGCGCGCTGCATCTGGCTGATCTCATAGCGGGTGTAAAGCCTGCCTTCGTACTCGATGTTCCGGGCGTTGAGCTGCTCAAGGCTCTCCTGCGTCCATGCGGGCGGGCTGCTCAGCTCGGGGAACACCACGAAGAAGGTGTGGCGGCAGTTCCAGCCGCAAAGCCCTGCGCCGGTGCCGTAGCCGGTGGCCGACTCGAAATCCTCGTAGTGCTGACCCAGATAGTCCACTGCGCCGCCCCGGTGGTAGCGCCTGCCCTGCCACACGGCATGACTGGGGCGCGCCCCGCCGTGGGCCGTTACCTCGACGAAGCTGGCCCCCATCTCGTCCATCCGGGCCTCCTGCAGCTTTGCGCCGGTCTGATTCACACCGGTGAGCACGGCACGGCGGCAGGCCACCTCCAGCGTGTTTCTGTGGCCGCTGGGGTAGGTGACGTAGGGCATAGAGTCGGCAAGGCCGTCCACAGCACGCTTGACGGCGGTCTTGTAGTCGAACGCACCGCTGCTCACCTGCAGCCACGCCCTGTCCAGCGCCTGCTCGAAAGCCCCGGAGACGGTGTTTGCCGTGGTGGCGGTAAGGTTGGAGAAGCTGCCCGCCGTCTGCCGATAGCCCGCGTTGAGCAGGTTTTGGAGCGGTGTCGATTCTTCGAAGGGCGTTGGCTCTTTCCCGTAATGGTAATAGATCTCATCCTCGGCTTCCAGTGCGGCGGTCGCGGCCTCCTTCATCAGGCGGCGGATCTCGGCCTCACTCTTGCCGGTATACAGGGCCAGCAGCTTCACCACATCCTTGCGGACGGCCTCGGTCTGCTGGTAGCGCCAGAGCTGCCAGTTCGCCGTCGGCGTCAGGGCGTCCATCTTGCCGATGCGCCGGGCCACGTCCCGCAGGATGTCGTCCTCGGCCTGCTGCCAGAGCAGGATGAGCCGGTCGGGGGCGTGGTCGAGGTAGTCCGGGGCCAGCATCAGGCACCCCCGCCGAAGGTCAGCTCAGGCTGGCGGTTCTCGGCGGCGGCTTCCTGCGCCAGCCTGCGGGCATCCTCTTCGGAGATGCCGTACCGGGCCGAGAGATACTTGTAGCGGGGGAGTAAGCCGCTGATGGCATCATCTCTCATCTGGGTCATGCGGGTCTCGGCGTCGGTGATATAGCTGTCGTCCCAGTTCACCGAGATGGGAGTGTCGGGGACGACTGTAGCCTTCTGCAAGTCTTTTGCAGCCCAGAGGATGGCCCGGATGATGGAGATCAGCGCACCTTCAATGGGTATCTGGTTCTTGTTGGCGCTGGCTACGAGATCCTGACGGCTGCCGTTGTACTCGGTGGCTGTGGTAACTTTGCCATTCTCGAAATCGTACCGGTGACAGCCCAGCCCGCACTTGAAGGAGAAAAGGTTCAGCATATCCTGCACGGCCCGGTGATTCTGCTCCACGCGGAGGTCGGGGTTGTATTCATGGTACTCGCTGGACTGGTCGAGGCTGCTTTCCTTGCCGAGCAGATGCACAAACTGGCTCACAACATCGTCGTCCGGCGGGATGGAGTGCTCCACTCCCTTATCGTCCACCACCTTGCGGCAGATGTCGGAACTGTAGAATATCTTCTTGTGGCCGAGGCGGATGTCCTCGCGGTAGTTGTCAAAGGCAAGGTCCACGCCCTGCGCCTCTTCCAGCGCCTCTGCAAAGACGCTCATGCCCAGCCCGCTGCCGCCGTCGAGGTTCTTGACAGCACCCGGGCTGAACAGTGCAAACCAGGGCGGGGAGCCCTCTACCGTGACGCTTTCCACCGTGCCTTCCGGGGGCTTCTCGACCGGAGAAAACACCGGCGTGCCGGACATGGAGTCGGTGGCGCGGAACCATTCGTTGCGGATAGTGCGCTTCTTTTCGTTGCCGGTGTGAGTCTGTAAGTAAATGGCAGGCTTGCCGTCCATCAGACACTCGGAGACAAAGGCCGCTTCGGTCACGACGCCCCGCTCCACCCGCAGGGGGAGAATGCAGGGGGCCGGGTCGTAGTCCAGCCTGAGCCGGACGTCCGGGCTGGGGACTGCCTTGCCGTTCACGACGGTCATATTCTCGACGCTCAAAACAAAAGCGCCAGTGCCGGACCAGAACGCTTTCTCGACCAGCGCGTTCGCGCTCGTCCAGAAGTGCAGGTCGCGGAGCAGTCCGCCCACCTGCTGCTCATCGTCGCCCAGCAGATACCGGGCGGTGGCCGCGTCTGAGATCTGGAAGGTGGTGCGGTCATTCAGCAGCAGATTCGCCCAGTCCTCGCAGACCCGCTTGGGCATCCGCAGGGAGGCAATGGTGCGCTTTTTGGTGCCGTCGGCATACTCGGCGGCGCGGGTATGAACGCCGGGTACGTTGCCTTTCCACCATTGCCGCCATGTCTCGATCTGGCTGTAATAATCAGCATCCAGTACCCACCCGCGTGTCTTATGCAGGTGATCCAGAAAATCGGTGATGTTCATGTGTTCGTCAACCTCTTGAAATCGCGCTCGATGGTGTACTCATAGGCGTCCAGTGTGTCGATGTCGGTGCTGCCGTCGTCGAGGCGTTCATCTATGCCGGGATGCTTGCCGCTGTAAAGGGCCGTAGCAAGGGCATCCCGCAGGGTGGCAGCTTCCGGCATGAGCCAGAAGCGTCCGCCGCCCATCAGGATGCAGGTGAGGCGGATGCGGTCGGTGATCTTTATCTTAGCGCTGTTCTCCACCCGGTCAGCAAGCCAGCTCAGCTTGCATCGGCGCAGGCGGGCGCGGATATGGTTTATCAGGGTCTGCTCGGCGCTGTCGCAGAAGATGTACTGGATCTCACCCCAGCGGGCAAAGACCGCGATACAGAACTCGATGAGCTTGTCGGCCAGAAAGTCGGCATCCTGCGCCACCGGGTCGATGCGCTGGGACGCCAGCCCCACCACACCAGACCAGCCCGGCAGAATGGCGGTCGCCACGAAGGCGTGTTTTGAGCCATTGCCGCCAAAGTCCACGCCAATCCGGATCCGCCACGGGTGCAGCTGCTTTTCGGTGGGCCAGAAAAAACGCCCATCCCCGGCGGCGAGGCTGTCGGCCAGCAGGCGGTAGATGACGCCGTTGGCCGCCATCCACTGCCCGAGGATGAAACGGTTATAGTAGACGGTGCCGGTGTACTCTTTTTTCAGGTCGGCCACGAACTGGGCCGGGAGAGTCGGATTGTCGTCGATGGTGTACGCCTGGCAGTAGATGTCCGCGTCGCTGTCGAGGAATTTCTTGAACCAGTGGGAAGGGCTTTCCGGATTGCAGGTGCCGTCGAAGTGGCTGTGGGGGCAGGAGAGGCGGCTCTTGAGCATCTGGAAAACGCCCTCGTCCCAGGTGGTGATCTCGTCGCCATAGGCGTACTCGAAGGCTGCGCCCTGGATGCGGGCAATGTGCTTTTTGTTGTCGGCACCGAGGACATAGACCTTGCGGCCGAAGAGTTGCACGATGTTGCCGGAGGCCGAGGTGCGGACGACGCCCACAAGCTCCGGCCCCCAGAGGCCGCGCATGGGCTCCAGCACGTTGCGTTCCAGCGTGCCGAGGGTGTTGCCCAGCATGACCAGCAGGCCCTCGCCCCGGGCCGCACAGATGCGCTTTGGGATGGTGACGGCGCAGTCAAGGTAGGTCTTGCCGGAGCGGGTCGCGCCGGTTTTGACATTCCAACGATGATTGCAGTTGCGCAGATATTCCTGCTGAAACTCAGTCAATGGCACTGTCCACACCTCCCAGCAGCTCCTTCGCCTTTGCCAGAGCGTTGGCTTCCGGGTCTTCCTGCACGGTCTCCTCGCCCAGCATCTTGAGCAGGACGTTCGCGGCCCGGGCGTCACCCCGCTTGGCCTGCTCGGCGATGCCCATGACCACGGCCATCTGGTTGTCGATGTCCTCCGGGTCGATGGCATCCCGCAGCATGGCGTTCACCCGGCGGCGGTCGGTCTCCGGCAGGCTGAGATAGTAGTCCGCTGCCTCCCGCATGGAGCGCTTGCGGCGGCGTGCCGCACCCGAGGCGATGCCGCCCTGCTGTCCCAATGACCTGGCTTCGTCCTTGCTTCGCTGGTCCATCGGCACCAGATTTTTGTATCCATCTTCACGCGACACGTCACCACCTCTCCGGTGCAAAAGTAAAGCCGCCCGGGGTTTCCGAACGGCAGAAACTGCATAAAAATCCCCGCACATTTCTGTGCAGGGTGATTGACGCACATCCGGTGGGGTATCCTTGAACCCACTGCGGATTCCGGGGCCTCCGGTGGTGTGCCGGACTCTCACGGGGAGAAGGAGGGACTCCCATCCGGCACGCCAGCCCCAAGCGGTTTTGCAGGCCATGCGTCAGGCGGTTGCTGCGGCGGGGCGCAGCGTCATGGTGCCGCCCTTGGAATCGAACCGGCCGTGTCTGGTCACACGCGCCGCGCACCAAATTGCGCTCAGGCGGCATAATAGAAGCAGCCCGCACACCATGCGGTCAAGCGTCAAGGAGGACATGGTGCGGAGGCTGCGTGTATCGGGTGGCCTTTCCGGCTCTGCCGATGGTACTATTTTAGCATAACGTGGAGTGACATAAAATGACTTCTAGGTGACATTGACTGACATTATAGATTCAGCGCATCAATGGCGCGATGATGGCGGCGGTAGATTTGACGGAGGCAGAGCTTTATTTCAGCTGCAATGCTTTCCCATGTCTTGAAGTGAAGATACCTCAGCTTCAAAATCTCGTAATCGTCGGGGTCTTCCAAGCTGAGAAGCACTGCCGTGATTTCGGCATGGAGATCGTCGCAAAACAAGATTTGTGCGTCCAAAGCCTGCTTTGCTTTTTCTACTCGTTCCACAGCACGAGGAAGCGCCTGTCCATCGCCGCTACCTCCCGGCACCGAGGAAAGCGCCTGTGTCATATGGCCATAGTCACACTCTGCTTCCTGAAGCTCATGCGTCAGGTGCAGCTCTTTCTTTTTGGCGCGTTCGTACTGACGGAGCCAATCTTTCTTTTCCTCGTAGGTCAAACGGCTTCACCCCCTTCCAACCGCTTCAGCAGCCCTTCCACATCATACCGCCAATGGACACGAAGCAGACGCTGCTCCACCTCGATGCCGTTCAGGGCGGCCCACTGCCATGGGATGCTTTTGCGGGTCTGGGTGTTCATGTACTCCAGCACAGCACTGGCCGAGATGGCGAAGGTGCGGTTGACCTTGCCCCGGTAATTGATGACCACATGAGCGGTCTGGCCGTGAAACTCAGCTGCATGGGCCATGTCGGTGATATGCTTGAGCTTGTGATACTTCTGCTTCTCCCGGTCGAATCGACCAAGGATCTTTTCTAGCGGGATGCTGGGGGTGTCGATGGTCTTGAGTTCGAAGTAGTGGTGCATGGGGTAGCGGTAGACGTCAAAGTCACAGATGTTATCGATGGAAAAGCTCAGGCTCTCATTTCCGCCGTAATAGGCGGCTGCACTGTCCTTGAGCCGGTAGCACCATGCATCCTTCGGCATGGAACTTTTCCAGTCGGCTTCAAATTGCTTTCCAGTGTTCAATCGAGTCTCCTTTCTGCGGAGGTCCTCCAGTGCCCGGCCGACTGTCGGGTCGGGGTAGTATTCAGGATTCCGATACATCGAGTCCCTCCTTTTTTGTCAATCGTCTGCGCCGGGCGGCAGCCTTCAGGAAATCATGCCCGCTCGGCTCGGTACGGTCAACCCGGAGATTCCGTCCGCTACCGATGGGGTGAAGCCTGCGGTACTCCTCCACAGACTTGCATCCCTGAGCCTCAGCCTCTGCCAGCGCTTTGCGGACATACGGCCAACTGTAAGCCCCAAGGTCGGCGCACCTGCTGACGATCTCCGACACCAGTTCCTCTCCCAGTCGGTCGGCGTATCCAGCCAGCTGGGCTTTTCCTTGGATGCTCAGCTTGCAGATACGCTGCTCAAAATCCTCCGCGATGGGGGAGGTCGTCCTCGTCGGAGTCGGCTCGGGCGTCGCGCACGCAGACGACGACTTATTTATGTTTTTATGTTATTTATGGTTAAGTTGTTGTTATCTGCCTGTTGCTTGCCTGTTATCTGCCTGTTACCGGCCTCAATCAAATCGTAATTATTCAACGTGATAAGGCTGTATTTCGACCCGGTTTTGACTGTTATGTATCCTGTTGATTCGAGGTGTTTCAGGGCTGTTCGCACCTGCATAATGCTCAAATTGAGCTTTTTTGCCAGCTGAGATTGGCTCGTGACCAGCTCACCGGGATGGATCGTGATACCCTGCCACTGCTTTTGGCTCCAGTTGGCCGTGAGCAGCAGATGGATGAACAGCCGGGCGGTGTTTGGCTCTGAGTACCACTCCCAGTCGGTCAGGCCGCGCGGGATGGCAACAAAGCCGCGAGAAGAGTCAATGCCCACGGCCTGACCTCCTTTCGAATGAAATGCCCGTATCGCCAGATAGCACAGCGTTCAGGCTCAGAAGGGCAGGTCATTGGCACTGTCGTCGATGAGGGCGTCAGCCTCCGGGGTGCCGACGGCGGGACCTGTGGGAGCTGCCGCCTGCGGGGTTCGGGGCGCGTAGTCGGTCAGTTTCTCGCCGGGGTATATCTGCCCGCCGGAAAGGCTGGTCTGTTCGGGCGATGCAGGAGGTTCGGTACAGAGGTCAATGAGATTCTGCATCCACCGGAAGAGCACCAGTCCGCCGGGCTGAATGTCGTCGGCATCCACACTGTAATAGGTCTTGCCGTTGTATTCCCGGGTCTTGAGTTCCCGGGCAAAAACCGTGACGGCATCGCCTTTCAGTAACATCCCGTCCCACTTGTCCAGCCCGTGCCAGACATTGACCTGTACGTACAGGCTCTCCCAGCTGCCCGTGTCGGTCTTGACACTGTGGGCCTTCACGTCGAACTTGAGCACCTGCTTCTGGCCCACATCCTTGAACACCGGGTCTTTGGCAAGGGTCCCGTGGAGCAGTACGCCGGTCTTGTGCGTCAGGATCACGATCGGTCACCTCCGGCAAAGGGGTCATCCACAGAACACTCAGCCTCTTCGACGGTCAGGGCATCGGCCTGCTCGGCAGCTTCCTTGATGCGGGCCCAGCGGGGAGCCGGGGCCTGTCCGGCATCGTCCAGCTCCACGGCGGTGGACTCTGCATCCACATGGACTTCGCTTTCATCGCAGAGAGAACCGAATGTGGAGGGGAAGGCTTCCCGCAGCGCATGGACAAGGGCGACCTTGCGGATCATGGTGGCCTTTTTGCCCTTCCACAGGGATTTCCCGGTGTCGTACTCGGTCAACTTCACTTCCTCGTAGCTGGGACGGGTGCGGTCTTTGCGGTAGACCTTGGCCCAGCCGCCCAGAAGCTCCTCGTCCTCGTAAACGATGGAACCCTCCCGCTTTTGGCAATCTCCAGCCACCTTGTCAAAGATGATGACGCCGGCCTCGAATCCGTCATAGCTGGGATGACGTTCGGCCATCTGAAGATAACAGTTCTTGCCCAGAACGATGGTGCTGGGGGTCTCTTCGCTGTTGTTGTCGTAGTGGATGAGGTAGGCTTCCTTCGTGAAAGGATTCAGCCGATACTGCTTGCAGGTCTCGAGGAAGATCTTGCACTCGGCATCTGTGGCCTTGGCGCAGATAAAGTTGCGGACGTCCGAGAAGCTGACAATCATGTGCTGGCCGTCGGCAGAGGTGATCTCCACAGGTTTGGCCGGGCTGGCAGCCTGAAGAGCGTTGCTCTGGACTGCACGCTGCTGCATCGCGGTCATCCGGGCAGTCGTGGTATCAGTGGTGTTTGCGGACATGGTGGGCGCAGGTGCGCCGGAACGGGAAAAAGCCATAAGTAGTTACCTCCGATTATTTCACAGAACCATACGCAAAGCCGCGCTTCTGAGCTTCGGCTTTGAACCATTCGATGTCTTCCGGGGTGAAATCCACCCAGAAGCGGTAGCGTTTGCGGGCCGGGACCGCCGGGGTGGCAAACTGCTGCAGAACTTCACAATCCAGCCGTCCGGAGGCCGTTATAAAAGCGTTACTTCGGGCCTCCCGAGCAGCTTCTTCTTTCAGCTGACGCTCTTCCTCTGTGGGCGGGATGATGACCGGCGCTGCGGCTCTGGCCCGCTCTGCGGCCTGCCGATTGGCTTCCGCCTCGGCCTGAGCCACACGGGCGCGTTCTCTGCGGCTGTGCTCATGCAGGGCATCGTTGACGCTCAGAGACCTCAGGTATTCGGTGATGCAAGGTTCTGCATCCTCGCCGCAGGTCTCTCGGATGAGGCGCAGTTCCTCCCGCCGGGTCTCCACAGCTTTGCGCAGCTCCTTTTCGGCCTGAGCAAGGTCGAAGGTCTTGTTGAGCCACTGGGGAACCAGCAGCGTCTCGAACGGTACAAGCTGCTCCAGCTCCCCGATGCAGTCCCGGTAGACCAGCTTCAACGTAGACGCCTTTTCATCTTTTTCGGCCTGTTCGACAGCCTTAACCTGCGCGTCGATCGCGCCGGAGACCTTTTTGCACTGCTCCCGCATGGTCTTGATGTCGGCCTGAAAGTCCTCCAACGGCTTCAGGTAGAGCTTCCTTGCGGCGGTGACGGCTGCACCCAGCTGCTTATCCCAGCTGTTGATTTTGGCCCGGTCGTCCTTGGCGCCCTTGATGCTCTCCGGAGTATAGACGAGGCCTGTATAGGCTGCAAGCAGCTCGTCAAGGTTCTGCTGCACCTCGTCCTTGTTCCAGCTCATGGCCGGGATCACCGAGTTCTGCACCCGGACGGTAAGTTCATTCGTCATGGTCGTTCTCATCCTCCTGTTCTGCGTCACGCGGCAGAAAATAGTAGTCGTCCGGCGGCTCCAAGGGCGGGCCGTAGCGGTCAAAGTCCAAGCTGTACATCTCATTCATCGCCATCACCTCCGTCATAATCCGGCGGCTGGCGGCAGAGGCGGGCCGCTTCCTCCATGATGCTGTTCAGCACACCGCACAGAGACTGGAACGTCCCTTCCAGATCCTCGCCGACCAAGCGGGCGTAGCTGGCTCTGCTGGTGTCCCATGCGGCCCGGATGGAATTGACGCAGAAGTTGGCGGTCTCAAAATCGGCCTGTGCATCGTCACTGACTTTGGCCCGAAGGGCGGCAAGCTGCTTTTTCAGGCTGGCGTTGTCCTTGGCCAGTTCGGCATTCCGGGCATCTGCAAGACCCCAAGCCTTTTCTGCTGCGCGACGGTCAACTTCTTCTTCGTCGATGACGCCCACGATGGGCTGGTGCTTCAGGGCCTCTTCTGCGTCGTTTGCCCGCTGCGACATCTGAGCGTACTGCTCTTGTAACCCATCAATGTCGGCGTGGGCGGCTTCCAGCTGGCTCTCGGCGTCCTTGGCGCGGGCTTCGGCCTTGCTCTGCATCTTCCATGCTTCCTCTTCCCGGGCTTCGGCAGAGTCGGCGCGCTCTTTCAGCTGGGCGTTCTGCTCTTTCAGGCCGCTGATGTCGGCAAGAGCGGATTCATAGCGGCTTTCTGCTTCCTCCCGCTTTTCCGCGTCCTTAGAGGTCTGGGCTTCGGCGCTTTTCACCAGCTCCTTGAAATAGGCATTTTCCTTGCGGGCGTTCTGAGCGGACTTCTCGGCGGTGTCGGCACGGTCTTTCTCGGCCTTGAGCTGGGCTAAAAGCTCCTGCACCCGCTGGCTGTCTCCGGCGGCGTCTACCAGCTGCCCAGCACACCCGCTGCGGGCGATGAGGTTCAAATCTTTGCGGGTCAGCTCGGGCAACTGTTTTAATTGGTCAATCGTTGAACCATTAAAAGATTCTCCGGTCTGCACCATATTCCATGCACCCGACTTGCTCATACCCTTGCTCTCATACCACTTTGTCCATGTACCGCCGCCATACCGGCCCGCCTTGGCAGTCAGAGTGTGGATGCGGGCGAGGTAGATGCAGGAGATCAGATACTCGTCCTGAGCCGCACCATAGTGCAGATCAAACTGCTGGTCGGCGTCTGCGGCCTGCTGGGATAAATCGCCCAGAGCCGAGAAGTCAAAGGTGGGGACAGCTGCGGATGCAAAAGAAGTCTCCGCAGGAACAACAGGGGCCGATGCGCTGCTCTGCGGGGACAGCGCGGGGGTCAAGCCGTTTGCAGCCGCCTCGCTCGCCGAGGTGGTCGGTGTTGCCGCCGCCGAACTGCTGGCAGCAGGGCTTGTCATGGTCGCAGCAGCATCCGCATTCTGGGCAGGTGTACATGAGAAAATCTCCTTTGCTTTTTTGATGTCAGCAAGAATCTTTTCCATTTCCTGCTGCGGTGTCATGTCCTTGCGGCTACCATTCGGAGTAAAGAACTGATCAAGCAGCTCTCTTTTTGCGGCAACGCCTTTCAGATTCTGGGTGCAGGTGATAGT